GACTGCAAATGCGGATGCGCTTGGTGTGAATACCGTTCCCGCTGGATAACGGCAGCAGGGCGAAATCCTGAATTCGTCGATCCAACCGTTCACGAAATTTGTTGTCCCACCTTGGTCCGCGCCAATGCGAATCGCCGCAATCCCACAAATTGGCAGCTTGTCAGAGATGGCGTGCTCGGCCGTGCCATCCCAGTAAGTGCGGTAGTGCCCAGTCACAGCATCAAACTCCAATACCCAGTGGTACCAGACGTTCACCAGCGGCGTGACGATATTGCTTGGCGATGCGGATGCAATATCATTGCTCGATCCATTTGATGAAAGATCAACACGCAACTGGTAGACGCCAGCAACATTGTGAACGCGCAACGTCGCTCCGAAATCGGCATCGTTTTCTGCCGCGAACAATGTCTGCGCGAGGCCATTGGTAGGCAATACGTTGAAACGTACAGATCCCTCAACGGTCCACGAACCATTCCCAATACTGACGTCAGCACCAGCGTATCCAAGCGCAATGAAATTCGAACTTACTGCAAAGTCACCAGTACCGTCGAGCAGAAGGGAAGCAGTCCCGAATTTGAATTGGGCCGTGTCAAGCTGCGCGTTGCCGCTCGCCGTCCAGGTATTGCCGTAGTCATCGATGAAGCTTGTCGAGGCATCTGAGCCCTCGAAGTGCAGGAGCGCATTTCTGGTCTTGTTATAGACCGGCCCAATCTGTGGCGGGACAATGGTGTGATCGCCAGTAAATGACGTAGCGCTGACGAAGTCGGCGAAGATGTAACTGAAATTGTCGGGCGGCAGCCCGGCAACGAAGTTGCCCACATCCGTGGATATCTTGGAGTAGAAATCGATCGCTCCATTCGCCCCGAATCCGGCCGCAAATGCCAGCGCTATCGGTGTCGGATCCGCTTCCAGGTCCAACGCCAGCCCCGTGCCGATTTGCAGGTACTCCGGTCGACCAAGGCTATCCACGGAGCCAACCTGCACGGATTGCCGAGAGACCGATGCCGCAGCGCCAACGGACACCGCAGTCGCCGGATTCATGAGCACATACTTATCGAGGCTCAGGTCATACTGGAAATCAGCAGGGAAATCAGCGCCAGGAATGTCGCCTACTGCGAGAGCCCCATTCGATCCTTTGACGATCGTCTTTGCACCCGTCGCCGTAATCCCGAGCGTCACGTTCAATGTCGGCGTCGTGACGGTATTGCTACCAGGGGCCTGCACAGTGAAGCGCATCCCATTTTCCAGCAAGATATCTTGGCTACTGGCAAAATCAGCCGTCATCACATCGCCAGTGCCGCCACCTACGACAGTGTTGCGCGCGAGCCCGGGTACCATCGAGGCATTGCCCTCGGAAGCAGTCCAACGCAGTTCCACGCGATCGCCTGCGATGTAAGCCTTGGCAGTCGTGCCCTCTTGGGCGCGCTCGATCGTGAACACGTCAGCAGCGCGCGCCGTAACCTTGATGATCTCGATGAGATTTGCGACATCCATCAAGGTCGCTTTGAAGTGATCGCCAGCGGTCAATGTAGGAAATCTGGCGCCCTGCCCAGATGCAACCGTCAACGTCAAAGCGCCGGAAGTGATCCCGCTTGCTAGTTGGGCAGTTGCGTTATTCGTCCATTTGCGCATGAGAATCCCTCAGTTATTACTCATTGACCGCGTACCTTGATGGTAGCGGCTTCGATGGCCATGTCGAATGCCCTGGCGTGAAACACAGCCAATTCTCCGTTTGTCCATGGCTTGTTCGGCATAAAGAAAAGCCGTGACAGAGCCCCGCTGCTGATCCCTCGATACCACTGCTGGAACACTTCATCGGGAACACCATCTGCATCATCCGTTGGCTTCACCTGTGCCAAGCCGGTGATCGCATCAGCAATAACTACCGTTGGTGATGGCACCGGCCATAGCCTGTTGAAAATCACCTGAGTCCAGAATTCTGGCGTTGTCGCGCTCTTGGCCACCCACTTATTGAAGATCGTCGCCAATTCTCCAGGCGTCTTGTAAACAAGCTCCATTCCGCTGTACCAAACATCGATTGCGCGGACCAGCACAACATCTACTTCCGCGATGTTTATCGGATAGTCGAGATCATTGAGCGTCACGGTGATGGGCACGAAAGGAACCGTCCACACGGGCGCACGTTCGCAGAATTCGATGGCGGCATTGCGCACTTCGTTCGAGATGACCGGAAGCGTCGCGCCTTTCAAGTGCGTAACGACGTGGTTATAGAAATCAGCCCATGGCCTCATTTGTCACCCTTTCCCTCGGCAAAGAGCATGAAGAACATCGGCGCCTTGGCATCCGTGACTTCCTCGCCATCCTTGGTCTGCGCTCGAGCGCTCACGTAGTCGGCAATCGGCTGGAAGTATTCGTCCGGCAAGGGAAATGCCGCAATCAAGGCAATCCCGGATACGTCGAGCGTGAACTGGTCGAAGAACAGGTCCGGACGATCGCGCCGGCACACGTGCAGAGCCTGCTTAGCATGGGAAAGCAATTCCGTGTCCGTGTAACGCGGCGTGCGCGCAGCGCCAGCCGGCGTCAGCTTGGCGTCGTTCAGAGGCACGCGCGCGTAATCAACGAGTTGCTGCATGGTGTATGCCACAGGCCATCCTTTTCAAATCGTTCATGGCGTTCCAACAGAATGCACTACTTGGTCAGTCGCAGACTCACCAGTGACTGCGGCAAACATACCCAACGATGGAGACCAAGCAATTGCGCGACAGGCTCGGTCCTCTGGTGTAGTCTCGCTGGTCCAGTTGATCCCGTCTGGTGAGGTCATTATGCTGTCACTGGTGCCGGCCGTTGCTACCGCAGCAAATAGACCAAATTCAGGCGACCAAGCAATCCCAAACCAGTTATAAGCATCGGCAGCAACGCGGGAAGTCCAGTTGATTCCATCGGGTGAAGTCATTACCAGACCGCCCGGCCCGCCAGCAATAGATACTGCCGCGAACAAGCTCAACTCTGGTGACCACGCAATCCCGGTCCAGATATTGTCTGAGGCGCTTGCCTGAGAAGTCCAGTTGACCCCATCGGGTGAGGTCATCACTCGATCGCCTGTGCCATCGTTAGACACGGCAGCGAATAAACCGAGCAAAGGAGACCACGCGATCGCAGACCAAAAGTTAGTAGACGCAGCAGTTTGAAGAGTCCAGTTGATGCCGTCTGGCGAAGTCATCACCACGCCATTGGAACTAGACACAGCGGCAAATAAGCCCAGGGATGGTGACCACGCTATTCCATCCCAGGTATCATCTGAAGCGCTGACCTGACTCGTCCACGTAATCCCATCGGATGATGTCATTACGCGATCACCAGTGCCGGAAGTGCTCACCGCAGCAAATAGACCCAGTGCTGGTGCCCAAGCAATTGCCTCCCACGGGTTATTCGTGGCGGGAACACGATCAGTCCAGTTGATCCCGTCTGGTGAGGTCATTACCGTGTTGCCAGTTCCGTTAGGAGCAACCGCGGCGAATAAACCTAATTCTGGTGACCAGGCAATTGCGAGCCAAAACTGATCGACTGGAGTGTTCGCAGTTACCCAACTCAGACCCTCACTTACGGACTCGCCACTACCCCCAGCGCCGACATAACTCCCGCCAGCGACCAGTTTCCCAAGCTCATCGAATACCAATGGCGGCGACACGACGGCCACCGAGTACATCACCTGATTGCCGAATACGACAGCGAATGCCCCCAGTTCCGGCGACCACACGATCGACTGCCAGCCGGTGCCGGTATCTGCGCTGGGTTGACTGGTCCAGATAACGCCGTCGGGCGATGTCATTACCTGATCGCCTACGCCGGAATCAGCCACGGCAACGAACAGCCCTAGTTCTGGTGACCACGCGACCGCAGACCATGTGTTATCCACTGCGGCAACTTGCTCGGTCCAATTCACACCGTCAGGCGAAGTCATTACGCCGGCGCCGGATCCATCTGAGGACACGGAGGCGAACAAGCCTATCTCTGGTGCCCATGCAACCGAGACCCAGGAATTGTCCACGGCGCTTGCTTGGGAAGTCCATGTGACGCCATCTGGCGAAGTCATCACCCGATCTCCGGTGCCGGTGTTGGACACGGCAACGAACAATCCCAACTCGGGCGACCACACGATCGACTGCCAAGCGTTATCCGCAGCGCTTACCTGCGTAGTCCAATCGATCCCATTCGTGGAAGTCATCACGCGGTTGCCGGTGCCGTCGCTTGATACCGCAGCAAACAGACCCAAAAACGGCGACCAGGCAATCGATGTCCATTCATTGTCGGCCGCGCTGGCTTGACTGACCCAGTTCACTCCATCAACCGAGGTCATCACTCGATCGCCTGTGCCGTCATCTGACACAGCAACAAGCAATGCAAGCTCTTCCGCGTAGATAAGCGCACGCCAAGCATTGAGCGTCGCGGCAACCCGAAGAGTCCAGTTGAGGCTGTCGGGCGAGGTCATCACCCGATTGCCGGTGCCACTCTGCGCAACCGCGACAAACAGATTGAGCGTCGGGGCCCACGTCACCGCAGACCAGGAGTTATCCGTATCCGGCGCGCTGGCCAATCCGGTCCAGATCAGGAATCTCGCTATTCCCTCGCCGGGCGGCTCGGACAGTTCAGGCGCGGGCTTGCGCAGCGCCATCGCATCAGCGACCTTGGGCAGCCTTTCCTGCGGATGTTTGGGTTCGTAGCAGTCAGGGCATACGAGCAAGCCCACGATGTACCCATCCTCGACCAGCGTGCGCAGCAGCCGCTTTTCTCCACAGCGGGCGCATTCGCCCCAAGCCTGCCTACCGCGCGCGAAGGTCGTCACCGTCTACCGTACCTCACACGCATTACTGTATCAGCGCGCTCGCGGTTTTCAGTGCGCGCCAGGAAATAGGACTCGCGGGCCGCTGCTTTGCACGCCACAGCTTTTGATGCGTTGAACTTGAAGGCCATGCGCGCGGCCAATTCATCGGCCACGGCGTCGTACCACAGTCGATCTACGTCAATGTTTTCCTCGTTGGTCGTGACATCCTGGTGCCGTCGAAACTGATTGAATATCACGATATCCGTTGAATTCTCGGGCGTCTGCCACAGGGTAAACGTCACGCTGTCGCGCCCGCGATCCACGAAAAACCGATCCGGTCTGCCTTGTTGATCCTTTCGTGGAATCACCAGATAGTCATCCCTGCCGATCCCCTCTATTGGCGTCTCCGTCACATCACGCCGAAGCACCATGTCTAGGATATCGATGGCCTGCGACTCCAGCGTATAGGTCGCCAATCCGGCAGTCAGAAGCTGCTGCTTTCTTTCGACACGCCATTGACTAATGGCATCGTTCGACCAGCCCATCATCAACAAGGCCAAGGAACGCCGGGCCGAGCGTGCTCGCGGAGCCGTTTGCTCCACACCGGCACGCTCGCATGCTTCCTCGATGATGCCCCCGACGGTCAAAACGAAAGAGTATGTCCCGGATGTACTCATAAAGTGCAGCCCTCGTGGAGTTGCCGTTTGGCCACCACATAGGCAGTGTGGGCGGCTTCTGGTGTTTCAAAGGTGCCGAGCCATTTCCGTCCTCCATTGATCCCTATGCTTGCCCCGAAATTCTTTCCGTTTGGAGATACACCAAGCATCCCGAGCTTGTTGTCCGTGCGTGCCCGTCGCTTGTTCTGTTTATTCCAGGTGCTTGTGACATCGCGAAGATTTTGAAGTCGATCGTCTCCAGTAATCGTATTCTTGTGGTCGATCTCGTTCTCCGGCCAACAGCCATGGACGTACAACCAAGCAAGACGGCTGGCAAGATAGTCATGCCAATCAACGCATATCCGCCGATAGCCATCCTTACCTATACAACCAGCCATGTCTCCGCCCTTAGCAGGACCGCGCGATGCGCGCCAGCGAAACACGCCAGTCACCCGGTCGTAGTCTAAGACTTCGCGCAATCTTTGCGCGGTGAGTGTTGATTTTCTCATCTCATTAGTAAACTTTCCTTAGGCGGAGCGTGATGTCGTAACGATCTCCTGCATCATCTCCGACCGTGGTAAAGACGATGTCACCCGTCTTGCCGGCGCCGGCGCTGTTACGCAACCCTCCATCCCGCTCGAAGTTCATCTCACTTGCGTTGTTCGCGGGTAGGAGCACAGCACGCACATCAACAGTGGCATCCCACAGGATTTCCACACTCATGCCCTCCGTCGCAAACTCGACCTTGTCGATCGTGACTTCGCGGGGAGAGCCTGAGAGCGCGGACACATCCACTTTGACGACGGCTGCTTCGCCCGTGCCGTCTGAGACGTTGGTGAAGTGCATCACCACATTTCGCACTCCGTCAACGAGCGTGACGGTAGTAACTGCATCAGCCATGCGTATCTCCTTTCAGGAGGATCCAGGATTACGAGTTGAAGTTCACCTTCCCGAAAGCCTGCTCCCTGTTGGCGACGCCCGAGACCTTGTACCAGAGGCGGTACGCACGGGTGCCGTTGGTTGCGGTGGCCGGCAGCCAGGTCCCCTTGACGTCTCCGGTGAGGGCCGTCGGTGTCGTGGTCACCGCCGCGGCCAGGGTGCCGGTGGCGAGTTCATCGGTCACGTCCATGTACGCCCGCAGCATGTCGTACTTGCCATCGAGGCGGAAAGGCAGGCCCAGCTTGTCCGTGGTACCCACGTCCAGGAGGCCGGCGAGCAGTGCCGATGCGTGGACCGAAAGCACCGTTTTGAACGCTTTCAGGCCAAGAACGGGCGTTGTGCCGTTGAGCGTCATGCTCTCGGTAAGGGGCTCGCCGTAAGCATCCCGGCCTCTGATGGTGATGACCTGCGTGGTATCACCCGCGCCGTCCGAGACGATCTGCACCCCGCGGCCGTAAGTGCCGCCGAGCGTGGCGACGCTGGCCGCAACCAGTACGCCATCCATGGTTACGAAACCAGCCGCGAGTACCGCGACTGCGCTGATGATCCCATCTGCATCCAGCGTCGCGGGCGCGCCGAGGCTGGCTTGAATGATCGGATCCATCCGGATCCCGCGCTTGGCGTTGCCCGGGACTACTGCGTTACCCCACTGGAGGACATCCGCGTGGGAGAGTGTATGCGTGGTCATGTTCTTTCCTTTCAACGGCCTGGCGGCCGCTCATAGAGCGTTGGAAGAAAAAAGCCCGCACACCGAAGTATGCGGGCTTCCGTTGCTTGCTACTGGTAGGTGCAGTACCCAATTGCTCAGCCGTTCCCTGACGAGGCAAACGCGCCTCGATAGTTGGTCCAGCCGTTCGAGTACCGTTCACGCCCTTTGTAGCGCATGTTGCCGGTCTCGAAATCACCCTCCATGCCACGTTGCATGGCTTTCCGGACGAAATGCTTGAGCCCGTCCGGGCAGTCGGTCTTGAGGAACCAGGCGTTCGGGTCGGTCAGATGGTTGTTGACCGAGAAACCGCCGGGCAGCATTCCCTGGTTACGCATCGAGTTCAGGTCATTGTCAGCCGTGCCAGGGCGCAGAACGCTGTTCAGAAGCCGGTCTGCGTTGAACTGGTTGAACGGATGGACGATGAGCTTGGTCGCTTGCATGACCACGGGGATGTTGCGATCGTCGACGAACTGGCTGATCTGAATCAGCGCATCTTCGAGCGACGACTCCGCAAGGTCCGCTTGCGTGGTGAAGGTATTGCTCAGAGTTCCGCCAATCCACAGCGGATGATCCGTGGCGAACAGAGGCTTGCCGTCGCCGCCGGGGAATGCCGCATTGAAGCCGTTGTTCAGGATGTTGGCACCCTTCACGTTCTTGGTATGCTGAAACGAACGTGCAAGCGACTTCGCGAACTTGCCGCCGAGGTTGCCGTATAGGCCGTCCTCGACTGCTTCCTCGGTGATGGCGAACGCCAGAGCGATGGTGTCGTGGACATAGCGCGCGGTCCAGCCTTCAGCACCTTGGTCGTACTGCACCCCGGCACCTTCGTCTTTGACCACGGCAGAGCCCAGTCCCACCATCAGCACGTCCTCCTCATACGCCTTGACCGAAGTCTCGACATCGAGGATATCGCGCCACTGTTCCGGGTAACGCCGGTACTCCATGCCGAACACGGTGTTGAGTCCGTCCTGGAGTTGTTTCTTGAACTGCGATCGATTCATTGGCATCGTGGTTCTCCCGTTAGACGCCAGTTACGCTCTTCAACTCGTGCTCGTTGATGAGCACAGAGATGCGAGCGTAGGCGCCCAACTCATTCCTCGGATCGGAATACTTCTCCAGAATCCGAAGCTGGGCCGTTGCGGAGCCGGGCGCAGTCATATCGGCAGCCACAGCGGAGCGCCCCATGAGGGTACTGCCGGCCGCGTAGACGATGTCCACGTTGTTCCCGTTGTTGGTGATGGCGTAGCCCGTGGCGTCCGTTTGAATCAGAAACTCGATGTTCGGATCGTCATAGACGTAAGCCTTGGCGTCGTCCGCATTTTGCGTGACCTGGCCGGTCGGCCAGATTTTCTCAAAACGCACCGTGCCATCGGCATCAATCCAGTAAACTCCCTGGAAAACACCGATCAGAATATCCCCCGCCGCAGCCACCGCGATCTTGCCAGTGTCCAAGCGCTTCACCGGGTCGCCACTGTAAATGGCTCCAGCTTGCCCCGAGGCGATGGGATACCCATTTGCACGGACAACGCCGCCACTGCGATGACGCAGCGGGTAGAGCCCGAAAGGGCTGTTGACGTTTGCCATGTTAAAGGTTCCTTCCAGCGCAACCTCGGTCTAACCCTCGGCTGCGCACAAAGTTGAGATAGGATCAGCTGTCTGCGGCCACCGGCGGACTCCGCCGGGCGGTCCTGCTTTGGCTTTTCCTGACTTGCGTAATCGGCATACCGGGTTGCGATTGCTGCGCCAGGTCGTTTTCGATCGCCTGTGTTTGCCGTTCCGTGAGAGTCCGGTAATACTCCTTACGCTGCTCGTTTCTGTGCGCCGGCATCTCGCAAAGAATCATCCCGTTGGTGCCGATGAAGCCTGCGTATTGGCCGTGTTTGATGGTCGGAGCATGAAAATCCTTGGGCACTGAATCCGCTCGACGGGGATGCCAACCTTCTTGGTAAGCCCTGCCGATGTTGCTGGGATCTTCCGTTCCTCGCATTGAAGTACGAATCCAGCGCTGCACGTAGCCCGGCCTGGGCGTTGGTGCAACAAGATTCGATGGCGGGGCCCACGGACGATTGTCATCGTCCTCACCGTGTACAGGATCCCGCACAGACTCCTGAACACGTGTTGGGTGAACCGGGTCGCTTCTGCGTGCGTCCACGCCTTCGCTGCCCACGATTCCACCCGTTGCTTTCTTTTCCTTCTCTTCCTTCTTCACGCCGTCATCCTGCACGGCTGGTACTTTTCCGCTTGTCATGGTCTCTCCTTGATTAAACCGAAGCCGATGATTTGGCTTTGTTGCGCGCGTATTCGATGAGATGTGCCTTGTTTTCCGGATTCAGGCCGACACGCCGCATCATGGAGAAGTCGTCTGCGTTTAGACGCACACTCTTCTTGGAGGTTCGCACCGGCGCCGTCTCGACGCCAGCCACAGGAGAAGCTTTTGCCTCGGAATTCTTCTTTGGCACATTGAGCTTCTTTTCTTCCAGCCTTTCCGTCAGGCGCCGATCGAGTTCATCGTAGAAGTCCTGGGTTTGAGGCTTCACGACCCCTTCCTTCAGCAGTTCGCCATTGACCGCTACGGCTTCATCGTGCTGCTCGCGGTTGCGCACGTCGTACATCCAGTCATTGCGCTTGTACCACTGCTTAGCCAGGGCGTGCAGTTCCGGTTCCTCATCATCAGCCTGCGGCTTCTTGATTTCCGGTTTTTCCTCGACCGCCACTTTCTCGGCCGTTACCCGCCGCATATTGGCCTTTTGAAGCTTGTCGGTAAGCTCCACTTCCTCATCATGGTCCAGCGCGTGCTTGGCCGTCTTGATCTTGCCCTTGAGATCGTCGATCTCAACATCGATAGCCGATGTTTCCTTCTCGGCCTTGAGTTTGGCAAGTTCGCGCTTTGTATCAGTCGCCTCCTTCTCCGCGACGATACGAGCCCTGCGCTCTTCCTCCTTGAGCCTGCGCTCGCGCCCGATACGCTGGCGGACCTTCACCGAATACGCGACATCGCCAGCTTCATCTGCATCGCCGGACTCATCCGCATCGCCAGCTTTGCCTGTATCTTCAGCTTTGCCCGCACTGTCCTGCTCATCTGCCTTGGGAACGACACGCGCTACCGTTGGTTCCTTGCCACTCAGGTCGACATCGACGAATCCAATCTCTTCGCTCGTATTCCCGTCCATGGGCTCGAGATTGCTTGCCAAGCTCGCCTCTGCAACCGCATTGGTCTTCCCGGCAATTTCTGTATCGTCATCATCGGGGCTTGAATCAAGGTCCTTCAACTTGTCATCTTCAACCATTTCCATTCTCCCCGCCGCAAGGCGTGTTTACCGGCATTTGCCGTGTTGATTCAGATGTAAATCTTCAGTGAATCCGCGTCTTTGATCGTAGCCAGCACTTCGTCGTCGTTGATCAGCAACAACTTCACGCCCTTGTAATCCAAGGGCTGCCCTGCATACTGACCATAGATCACGAAATCACCGACTGTTGGCTTACTCGCTTGGCCCTCGAAACGTGGATGCTTCCAAGCCAGGTCGCCCAGCGCCACGACCTTACCCACGTAGTTCAAATGCGCCTGATTTTTCCGAGATTCTTCAGCAATCAGAATGCCGCCTCTGCTCACCTTTTTCGGTCTGATCGGCGCGACCAAGATCCTCCACAGGATAGGTACCGGGTGCCCTTCCGGGATGGCAACATCCTGTTCGTTGTCCCATCCCTCTTGATTTGCCTCCATCAGTCATCGTCCTCTTTGAGTTTGTCCAGTTCCTCATCGAGCATGCCGGCGGCCTCGCGTAGACCATCGATCTTGCCCACGCGCTTGCGGTAATCATCGAAGCCGGTCGCCGAACCCTTGCCCAACTCATGTTCGTACTCCGCCTGGCGCATGGCCAGGCGGTCTCGCATGCGCCTTACGAAATCCTCCAGCATCAGCGCAGGCAACTCGGAAGTTCGCCGTTCGGCCCGGGCGGAATCTGGCAGGCCGCAACCAAGGAACGATAGAACCGCGCGAACAGGATCCGCGCTTCCGGTGGGAAGCACGATTCGCCATCGCCGGCCAGTTCGCTTCCTGGCTGGGCACAGACTTCGGACTCGGGTGCCGACTGGTGCGGATGAATCTCATGCACCGTGGCCATGGCAACTTCGCCGGCAAGAGCCGAATCGCCATGCTCAACCACCGTCTCCGGAATCGCTGCGCCTTCCCCTTGTCCGGTCGTTTCGTGATCGTTCTGCTCGTCATGCAAATGCTGTTCCATTGCTGAAATGCCTCCTTGGTTAGTGCTACTGGTTAATCAACGCTTGGGCTTGCCATTCGTGGAAAGCGCTTCCTCCTCCGCGGCGTCCATGCGCGAACGTGTCCCGCGCGTCGACATCAACTGCGCAGCCTGCCGCAAAGCGCCCTGGCCGGTCAGTTGTTCGGCCATATCGGCCATCTGCTGCGGTGTCTTTTTGCCATTCCCGTTTACTGGCTTTGCCATTTCACTCTCCTGTCAACGACTCAAAAGAAGAAGTCGAATGCGCCTGTCCTCTTCCTGCATGGCTTTTTCGGCTTCGCTAACATCGTCCTGCTCATCTACTGTTTGGATTGCACCGCGCTTCACAATCCCGAAGCTCTCGTCTTGCAAACCAAGCTTCGCAACTATCCCTTCGCCGCCATCTTCATCCTGGACTTTCTCATCCAGACGGGCTCGAGTTGTGACCTCGCCACGCTCAATGTCTATATCGACATCCGGCAGTACCAGATCACGGCTGTATACCGCCTCTCCGTCGCCATCTCCCTGCAAGCGCCGGGCCTGGCGCTGCGTCGGATACGGCTTGCGCGGTCCCCCAGCTTGCGTTCGCGCCGTTGTTTGGGCAGCCGCTGCTGGCGCCGGCGCGAGCGTAGTAGTGAGAAGATTCTGGAAGTCCCCAACCTGCTGGCTCACCCGCCAGACCGGCGTCGTCCAATCTGTCTGCTTAAACGGATCGGCCGGCGTCAGCGTCGTCGCAAGAAGGTTCTGAACATCAGTGCTCTGCTGAACCGCCTGCCGGATCGGGTTCGCCCACTCCGTTTGTCTGAACGGATTCGCCGGCGCCAGCGTCGATCCAAAAAGATTCTGGAACTCGATCGCTTGCTGAGAAATCCGCCAGACCGGGTTCGTCCAATCTGTTTGAGAGAATGGTGCAGCCGCGAGAGTGCTTGCAAGCAAATTCGGCGCTACATCAATCTGCCGCCGCGCCTTCGTTACTGGATTGCGCCAATCAGTCTGCGCAAATGGCGCAGCAGTCGGCGCAAGCGTCGTGGTCAGTAGATTCGATATTGCACCTACGTCGGCGCGCGGCCTTGCAATAACCCGTCGCGCGAATGTCGCGGCGCGCGAACGTGCCGCCTCTGCTGCTGGTGCCAGCGTTGTCCCGAGCAAGTTCGGGCTTACATCAACCTGCCCTCGCTCCCGTCTTTCTGGATTGCGCCAATCTGTTTGAGAGAATGGTGCAGCAGCCGCCGGAGCCAGCGTGGTCGTAAGCAGGTTCGGCGCTTGCTGAACATCTTGCCGCTCCGCTCTCGGCCGCGGATTTGGCCAATCATTCTGGCTAAACGGTGCCGCAGCCGTGACAGCGAGGAGAGTCAGCAGCAGGTTGGATGCAACAGAAACTTCGCCAACCAGCCGGCGCTTTGCAACGCGGGTAACGACTACCGGACGAAAAATCGTGGCCATGTCACATCATCGCTTGAGCAAACAGAACATCGGCGGCCGCAGGCGGCTTGATCGAGAACATCCCGCCAAGTCCCTTGTTCGCAGCACCGCCAGTCACCACAAACGTCTTGGCGCTCACCGTTGGCGGCGCACCAACCCAGATCGCGTAATCGCAGACCACACCAGCATCCTGCCCGAGAGCGGTAAACGCTATGTCGCTTGCTTCGGCCCATGTCAGACCGTCGCCAGAGAGCGTTGCCACACTCGTCCAGTTGTCGCACTTGCCACCCACCACAATCACCGCCCCATCATCAGCCGTTGCCGT